CATAGTCCGCGCCTCTCGGGCCGGGCGGCGTTCCGCCAAGGCTTTGCGATGGGGCTGTAGCTCAGTTGGGAGAGCGCGTCGTTCGCAATGACGAGGTCGTCGGTTCGATCCCGATCAGCTCCACCATCGCTTCCGCAGAATTCCGCGGTTCTTGCGAAACCCCATCTCCGCAGCATTACGCACATCACCCCTGAACGACTCGCGAACCCGCGTCAAAATCGGGGGTGAAACTGGGGGTGACTTTCAGCGCGAAGTTCCGGCGCTGTTCACGGTCATTTCAAGCCCGCGAATGGTGCCGATCTGGTCAACGCAGGTCGCGGCGAATTCGTGCAGCCGCAGGTAGGCCTGGCTCAGGTCGCCGACGGTTCCGAGGCGGGTAGCACCGGGTACGGCGGCAGTTGCAGGAAAGAGGCCGGGATAGGCGGCCGCCCATCTGGCGGCTTCGGCAAGCTGTTGCTCGCGCAGCCGCCCAAGAGCGTGCAGAGCGCTGCCAGGCAGAACGGTCGTAGCAGAGATTTCGGCTTCACGGATGCTCTCCTCGATGGTGCGCAAGGTTTCCCGGCGGGCAACGGTGACGATCTGGATTTCGGCGAGGGCGCGGTCGGCCTCGGCCCGCTGCTCTTCAAGGCTGGCGTAGGAAGAGGCCCATTCGGCCGCGCTCGCGCGGGCCTCGTCACGCTCTGCCAGCAGCCGGTCGCGTTGGCCGCCGAGCGAGTCGACGCGCCACCACAGGAAGCCGATCACGCCAATGACGGCCGCGGCGATGCCGAGGCGAAGATACCCAAGGACGCTCACCCCACACCCCGCTTGCTGCTCTGGTAGATACGCCAGCCCGTCAACCCGACGCCGATCAGCGCGAGAGCGAGAAACACCCACCGCGCGGTTTCTAGGTAGGGCGTCAGGCCCTGCACCTGGTCCGTCACCTGCTGTAGCGCTTCAGTCGCCCCCGCGCCGCCGATACCGGCAGCTGCAATCGCCTGCTGCTGCCCGTCCGGCCGGGCCATGACCGGCTTGCGCTCGGGCTCGGGCTCGAACTCCTTGGCGTCTTCCGGCCATTCCGTTCCCCAGAGTCGCGGCGGTCCCAGGTCGATATGCATGAAGTTCTTGCCCGGCTCGGGGTAGAAACCGAAGCCGGTGAAGCCGCACTCCCGCGCCGCCTGTTCGAAGGTGTGCGGGTCGTGATTCGCCATGCTGATGTCGAACGCATCGCCTTCCATGTGGCGGCTCCTGGGAGCTCCGCCGACGCGCCGATTGTGCTCCGGGCTGCGATAGGCGCTCCGCACGATCAGCGGCTTTCCCAAGCGGTTGCGCAGAGCCTGCAGCGCATTCATCGCGCGCACGCTGATCTTGAGCTGGCTAGTCCCGCGGCACGCGATCTCGGAGGGCGAGAACGACGACCAGCGCCAAGCACCTGGGGCCAAGTCGCGCCAGTGAGGGGCTTCGAGAAATTCGGTCATTGCTCGGTCTATTTCTTGCCGTTTCGGATTTCGGCCTTCAGGTCAGTCAACCCGGCCTTTACCTCGTCGAAGCGCTTGTCGATCCAGGCGCGGTCCTCAAGCCGCTGCTTCGTGTCGGCTTCCTGCTGCGCTTCCAGCGTGGTGATGCGGCGGTCGAACTGCTGCTGCTTCAGCTCGGCGATCTGTGCGGCCTGGTAACTCACATCCGCCTTCACCGTGGCGTAAGCGACCGACCCGACGATCAGCATTGTCGCCGCGGTCAGCAGGTCGCCAAGGCTGATGTGCCGGTCCCATTGAATCATTGGCTTTTGTCCTTGGTCGGCCATCACACGAACTCCCTGCGCTTGCTGGCGCTGTTTGCGCCCTCATCATCCTCGATCGATGCCAAGCAATGCCGCGCGAAGGGCGGCACGAGGCGGAAAGGTTGCGCCCACCACGCTCGCGTGCGCAGGCCCTTGCCGATGCGGCCTGAGATCGACTCATCCGGGTCGCCAAACAAAATGGCGCTGCCCAATTGAGACAGCGCCACGAAGACGTTGTAGGCCCAGGCTTTGACGAAGCTTCTCATGGTGAATTCTCCGCACGAAACTGATCGCGAGCGTCGATGACCTTCCGGGCAAACTCGTTTCGCTCGCGAAGGAAATCGTCGATCAAAAGTCGTTTCAGCTTCGGCGCGTCTCCCGAAGCCGCGCGTGCTTGTGCGAAGAGCGACATGTTGCCCGTCGCTTTCGCGCGCTCTTCCGCCATCAGCAGCAGCTCATCGGCCGAACGCGATTGCCGGACGTTGCGCATGGCCTTGGTGAATTGCTGAAGTCCCTTGTCGGCTTCGCTCGCCAGCCCCCGGAACTGCAGCTCTTCGCGCGTTTCGAACTCTTCGGCCAAGTCCGGTCGATTGGTCCGGTTGAGAAGCCTGAAAGTGCTGTAGACCTGATTGGTCTCAGCGATCAGGTCGTAAACTTCAGTCAGATAGCGGGTGTTGCGCGCTGGATGCTCCACCATGAAACGGCGAAGTACCGGAAGCTGATCACCGCGGAGCTCCGGCGCATTATCGTGAAAGAACGCGCCGTCGAGGATCTGCAGCCCATACATGCCCCAGCTGTTGAAGAAGCTGCGAATGTAATGTTCGGTCAGGATCGGGCTGATCTGCAGAGCCGGTGGCAGGTTGCGCGTCTGCTCGCCGGCCCAACGCAGCGCTTCGCTTGTGCTTGGGCCGGTCTGCGCCCAAGGCTCTGCGTCTTCCAGTCCGCGCGGAACAATCGGCCGGTCCATGAACCGGTTGCGGTTGATGTTCTCCTCATAGAGGCCTTTCAGCGCCTGCGGCACGGCATCGATCTTGAACAGGTCGAGGATCACTCGTAGCGAATGCGCGGCCGCCTCGCCGGGCTTCCCTGAGAGGATGCCTTCAACCTGCCGTTCCGCGATCGAGGAAACGGCGCCGATCTCCCAGATTTTCGGCATGCGCAGATGCAGCCAGCGATCTTCGAGAGGCGGTAGCGCGCCGCCGTTGCCGAGTGCTTCGATGAAGGCTTTGGTCGGAACGAAGAGATGCCAGTGAGCGTCTCGGTCCCAATCCTCCAGCTCGTCGTAAAGAGGATTGTCCCGATTGATCGCGTAGAGCGCGGCGGAAAGTGCCGCGATCAACCCGGTCTTGAACCAGATGTTGGCACGGTGCGGATCGCGCACGACGCCGCGATAGAAGCGGTCCATGCTGACCGCTGCCGCCTTCACGAAAATCGCCGTGTCGTAGAGGAAACTGGCAAATTCGGCCAATGCACGCAAGGCGACGTTGTCGGCCGCTTCAGGGTCGCCGCGCATGGCGAAATCGGTCGAAACCTCGCGCGCTTGATACGCTGCCTGTCGAGCCGTTTTCCCTGCTTCCCGGGCTTTGCGGAATTCGCCGATGCGGGTCGCCATTTCCGATGCGTCGGCGATCGCCTCGAGCCCCAGCAGCAGCTTTTGCGGCGAGTGAAGAACGGTGTTCCAGTCGATGCCCTTGCGACCGTAGAACCCCGCCAGATCGGCGCGGAACGCTCCCTCCTCGAGCAGATGGCTCGCGAAACTGCCGCCATTGGCGACATAGTCGCGATAGGCCTGGTCCTTCATCACGCGGCTCTTCAGGCCCCGCGCTGTATCGACGAACGGCTTGAAGCCGTCGCGACTCATCACCCAGCCAGACAGGGTGTCCCGCACCGCGTTCGCGGTGATGAAGTCGACCGCAATCGTGATGCTCGCCTGGCCTACGCGGCGGACCGCATTCAGCGCTCGCACGAAGCCGCCGGCTTGGCGCCTGTTCAGACTGGCGAGCGCGCGATAGACGAGGGGATCGATCACCTCGAAATAGACCGGCTTACCTTTGCGCAGAACCGCGACAACGTCCTTGCCGGTCGGTGCCTGCCCCGTCAGGAAAAAGGTCATCGTCGGTGCCAGCGCTTCGAACATGTCCTGAAGCGCCGCGACTTCGTCGAGCGAGGCGGACTTCGCCAGCTGCTGCATCACCTGTTCGGTGAGCAGCGTCACCGTTTTGGTATCGGTCGGAATGCGTGCGAGAAACTTCGCGCCGCCCTTCTGGTTTGCCAGTTGCGCGACCTTCACGCGCGCTTCGTTGATCTCGGCTGCCTGGATCAGCATGGCCGCGTTCGAGACCATGTTGTCGAGCACGTCGCGGATGTTGCCGGTGCCTCCGGTCAGCGCCTTGATGCCGCGAAATTCTCCGCGGCGCATCGCTTGGCCTTTCGGGTTGGTGACGCGGTGGAATGGTAGGTATTGCGCACGCTTCCACATCGCCCGCTTGTCAGGATCGATGATGCCCTTGGCCTGGGCGTAATCGAGGATGCCGCTGTTCCATGCCTGGTATTCCTCGAACGCGCGTCGGAATGCGGGCGTTTCGAGCGCGCGCATTGCCGCGATTTCCGAGTCGGTGAACAGATTTTCGCGGCCTTGCAGCTTGAGCTCCGCCGCCGATCGGCCAACCGCGTAAAGCGTCCAGTCATCAAGATCGCCCCGCACAGGCGCGAGAATGTCACGCAACCCCTTGCCCGCAAAGCGCGTGGCCCCGTCCGGTCGCAGCACCGGGTAGCCGAATTGGAGTGAGCCCTGCACGATCCCCATGGCCCCGCGCGTGAGGCGCGCCGAGACATAGGCGCCGCCCTCCTGAATTTCGCCTTCCAGGTCCCGCTCCATGCGCAGGATGCCGTGCAAATCGTCGAACAGCGACTGCCGCAGCTGGTCTCGCCACCCTGTCAGCCAGTCGTTCGGATCGCCGCCGTCGCCGATCTTTGAGCGCGCGCGGGAAAGAGCATCCTGTTCGAACCAGCTCGTCATTTCGGTCTGCATGTCGCGCAGTGCCGGGCCATATTCCGAACGACCGAGGAAGCTTTCGAACCAGGCGTGGAAGGTCGGCGCCTTCGCTTTGGCGAGATCGTTCTGCGTTGCCCACAGGCGCACGAACTCCGCGAAGCCCTCGAACAGCTTGGTCTGATCGTAGGAGATCGAGGCGAGCTCTTCGCGGACGGCGGCGTTTGCGTTCGAGGCTGGATTCCATTGCTTTCGGATTTCCGGAATTCGGTCGTCCAGCACATGGGCCAGTTCGTGCGCCACCACTTCCAGATCGCCGTGCTTCTTGATCCGCACTTCCGTGTTCTTCGGACGCATGAAGCCGAGCATGCGGCTTGAGCGGATGCGTCCGAAATACAGCGGCACGTCGAAGGCTTCGGAGATTTTCCGTAAGATCGCCTCGCGTCGCAGCGGGGCACTCTGGCCGCGGGCCTCGTCGGGCGAGAATCCGTCGGTGCGCATGCCGACATAGGCGCTGCCTGGAACCATGGCGAGGCCCGCCTGCGCGCGAACCTCTGGCGGAAGCGACGAAAGGCGACGGTCCATCTCGTCCAGGCTGATGCGCTTTGGCTTGTCGTTAACCGGACGCGGCGCTATATCACCTTCAGGCGCCGCTCCCATCTGGCCACCAATATTGGGGGGGTCAGATGCATAGGGCGGCTGCGGGCTTCCCCCCTCCGTTCCACCGGCGCCGCCCTTTTCACCGATTTCGTAGGCAGTGACGACCCAGGAATCCTGGTCGCCGTAGCGATACAGCGCGACAACCGCTCGATTGCCTCGATATTCGTAGATCGCGCGGCGGCGCACGCTCTGTTTCGTCAGTTGCTTGAGCGTTCCTTTCGCGAGGATTTCAGGCAAAACACTCGTCACGAAGGCGCGCCCATCTTTCCCTTCGAGGTTGCGACGAAGCTCGATGTGCTTCAGACCGGCGCCGTTGACGAACCGCTTGGCAGGATCCCCAGGAATTCCGAAGCGGAAATCGATCCAGCCCAATTCTTTGGTCCACGCGGCCTGAGCCACGTCGTTTTCCGTGTCGAGCACGCGCGTGGCGGCCGCACGACCGCGCTCGATCAGCTGCTGCGTCGTCAGCGGCGGCGTAGCCGACGTGCCTCCCGGTGGCCTCTGCGGCCCCATGCTGGCAGCGATTCCGTCTTCCGGCAGCAGCGCGCCCTGCCCGCCGGTGCGCGCCGTCTCGATCAGCTGCTCTGGCGTAACCGGCGGCATGTCGAACAGCGCCGGTCCACCCTGCGCCTTCTGCGCTTCCGTCGCGTAGCGCCGCAGCGCTTCGGCGATCCTTTGGCGGCCGGCGGGTTGGCGCAGCGAAGCGTCGCGGAAGAGCAAGCCGAGAAAACTTCGCACGGTCGGCGGCACGTCACCGAACAAGCCGCGCTGGTTCACAAGATCGGCAAGCGGCAGTTTTTCAGCCCGAGCGCGGGAAACGAGCTGCACCGCTTGGCGGAGCGCCGCGGTGATGTCGAGCGAGGCAGGAATGCGGTTTTGTGCCGCCGCCTGACGCAGCCGCGACCAGGCGGGAGCCGCATCCATCAACCCTTCGCCGATCGCGCGGACATTGGTGTCGCCGTCCTCGCGCAGTCCGGCGAGAACCTCGGGCGCATCGTAGGCTCGGGCGAACAGCGCGTTTTGCACGCGGCGCACTCCATCGAGCGAAATCTGCCCATCGGCCGTGACGAGCTGCGCGACTTCGGCTGGAGATGCAACCCGATCTAGAAATTGACGGATGAACGGGCGGTTCGAAGCTGCCGCTAGATCGTTGCTCTGGAGCTGCTCGATCAGGGCATCGGGCAACGCCGCCGCATCGGCCTTCGCCGTTTCGGTCGTCGACATCGCAAGCGTCGTGCGTTCGTTCGAGTCACGCACGAAGGCGAGACGGTCCGCCGCGTCCAGCGGCGTCGTGCGGCGACGCACGAGAACCGGGTTGCGGAAAGCGCCCAGATCGAAGCCCTGGGCTTCCAGATATGCCCGATAGCGCTGTGCCGCTTCGCCGCCTTCGGAATAGGCGCGGGCCAAAGCTAGCGTTCGGCCATTGCCGCTTTCAACCACATTATCGGGTCCGACAATCGGCGCGCCCTGGTCCGTTGTCGGCGCGGCGCCCAGGAGCTCCGGCTTGAGATCACCGGCGATCGAGGCAATCTGCGTTTGGCTTGCTGCGCGTGTTCGGTCGCGCGGCTGAAGATCCTGCGGAAAGGCCGCGTTTGCCTCGCCGTCGGCACCCTGGCTCGTCACGAGCTGGTCGAGTTCGACGATTTCCGCCTGCACCTCGACACGACGGCCGCGCGGCGTAAGCACCGTTGAGGGCTCGCCGGCCTTTCTGGACGATGGGGAAGCGGGCGGCGCTTGCGGCGCCCGAGCCGGTTCGGCCGGCGTCTGAACCAACGACGGGGCGGCGGATGCCTCTGTGCCGGCAACGGCTTTCTGCAGGCGCCGCTCCGCCTGTTCAAGCGTCAGTCGCTTCGCGCCGCGCGTCGCGATGGCTGCGCCGGCGACTTCGCCAGGCGCGGTGATAAGCTCGCCTACGGCCTCGGCCATGACTTGGCCGGGCTTGAATTCCTGGCCGCTCGCAATTTGCCCCGCGGCTTCCGCCCCTCCGCCGATCGCGGCTTGCGCGGCCGTCTGCGCGGGCACGTTGACGAGCTGCCGAGCCACGGGCTTAAGGCCCACAGGCGCCAGCGTCTTGCTCGCCAGTCCGAAGGAGGCGACATCGCCCGCACCGATGATGCTCGAACGGATCGCCGCCACGCGCTGCACCGCCGCTGCCGTGGCCGGGTCGCGCAGGGCAGTTGCGACCGCATCCGGCTTGGTCGTATCGATCCCCATGTCGCGCAGGGCCTCAATCGTGCTCGAGCCATACTCGATCGGGAACGAGGCCGCGCCGAATGTCGGAATGCTGACCGCCGCGGCGGGCAGGCTTTCGGTGCCGATCTGTCCGATCACGCCGAGCGGGTCTTTCGCGAAGTACTCCCAGAATTCCCCAAAGCTTTTCGCATCGGCCGCGCCCACGGCGGCCGGGTTGCGCGGGATCGCGCCGGACGCAGCGTTGCGCTCCGCAAGACCTTCGATCGATTGCGTCAGGCGTTGCCCCGTCGCGGTGCGCAATGCCGCCCGGCGGTTTGGCGCGGCGGCGTAGTCGGCGGCGAGGCTCAGCTCATCGCCGGCCAACGTCTCTCCGCGATCGATCTTGTCGTAGGCGTTGAGCGTGCGCGCGTTCAGCAGCGCCGAGCTGGCCTTCTGCCCCGCCGCCAAGTTCTGTACGCCCGCCTTCAACCGCTCGCCGGCGACTTCGGTGATCGGCTTTTTCTCGTATGTCGCCAGCGCGTCGTCGAGGCCGAGCGGCAGCGTCGATCGCCGTTTCGCATCCACGCGAACCGGCGGCAAGGGATTGAGACGCGACTCAGCCTCTTCGAGCGACAAGCGGCGCGGCGCCGGGCGCGCTATATTCATCGAGGACAGCCGAGCATCGGCATCGTCAAGACTGAGGCGCGCCATCGATCTCTTCCAGTTCGGTGCCGTTGAAGCGATAGAGCGTGCCGTCCGGTAGTTGGTAGACTTCACCGGTCCTGAGCTGCGAGCGGTCGATCTTGTTTTCGTCGCGCTGCTTAAACGTAGGGACCGGTCGAACCACCGTTCCGTTCGGCAGCTTATAAACCTCGCCGAACTTCGGCGGCGCGCTTTCTGCCGGAGCAGGTTGCGGTGAGGGTGGAGGAGTAGGTGCCGGAGTTTCGGCTGAAGCACCCGGTGCCATAATCGTTGTAAAGGACTCGAATTCAGGATCGTCGACGCCGACCTTGCGCTGCGTTGCACGCTTCCAGGCTTCGGCCACAGCGGGATCATATTCCGGATTTGGCTGGTTGCTTATTTCGCCAAGAATTGTGTTTTTGACTGGCACTGTTGGCCGAATCATTTGCATCAGGCGCTGACGATCAATCCCTTTCAAAGCCTTGCGCGCCGCGTCGATCTCCGCGTTCGCAGCAACTTGGGTCGCGTTCGGCCCCTGATCTGCCTTGTCCTTGGGCGACCAGCGCGGCGCGGTCGCCATTTTCTCCACGCGCCCGTCGCCGTATTTGCGGTAGGTGACGATCTGATCGCCTTCCTCGCGCTTGAATTCGTCCCAGCCACGCGCGGCCTCTTCTCGCTTCGCCTTCTCGGTCTCGCGCGCGAACTGATCGTTCAGCACGGTCTTCGTGAAGGTCTCGTCGTCGAGCGCGCCCATCAGCTTCGCGGTCGTCGGCGAATAGCCCATCTCTTCGAGCGGCGACTTACCGGGCGCGGCCTGGGGCGAAAGCGCGCCGTCCAACACCGGCGCGGGCGCGACGCCGTCAAGGCTCTGGCCTTGCGCGGCCGTGGCCGCCTGGCCCGGCGTCATGCCCTGCGCGAAGCCCTGGCCCGGGCTCCACGGAATGGCGCTGCCGACGGGCGTGGGCTGCTTCGGCGAAGTCATCGCCACGCGCGCCTGTTCGGCGCGTGCGCGCTGCGCTTGGCGATCGGCCTGTTCCTGCATCCAGGTCTGGCTTTCGAGCCCCTGCAGAGCGCCGCGTAGCCCGCCCGCAACGCTTCGGTTCTCGAGCAGGCCGGCGCCGAGGCCGAGCATGACTTGCGGGTTGCGGCGAATGAAATCGCCGATGTTCTGCATGAAAGCATTGGTCATCCGAAGAGCCCCGCGAGTCCGCCGACGCCGGCCAACGCCGCCGTCCATGGGTTTGAAAGTGCGAGCGCCGATCCCAGCCCCGCGCCGGTCGCCGCGCCGCCGAGTCCACCGAGGAGCGCGCTGCCGCCCCCGCCCGTCGTCGTGGTCGTGCCGCCCGCTCCGAGAGAAGGCAGTGCGCCGATCTGCATCTGCAGAGCGTCGAGCTGCGTGTAGGGCGCGCTCTTCAGGGCGAGTTCGTAATCCTGCACGCCGCGCCCGAGCGCATCGAGCTGCTGCGCCGCCGTGCCCATCAGCGCCGCCTTCTGTCCGACTGCCTGATTGCCTTGCTGTTCGGCGCTGAGCTGGATGCCCGCGCCGCGCAAAGCCCCCTCAAGGTTAGCGATGCCCGCCCGCATCTGGGCTTCGGCATTTTGCGAGGAGGCCTGCTGTTGAAACTGCGCATTGGCAAGGCTCGTGCGCGCTTCGCGCTCAAGGTCGGACTGCGCCAGGCCTGCCGCCCGCGCGAAGGCCTGGTCGCGCAGGTTCGCCGTCGTGCGCGCTTGGCTTTCCATCAGGTTGCGGTTGTTCTCCGCGTTGATGATCGCATGCCGCGAGCCGCCGAAGGCGGATTCCGCGGCCGCATTCTGGTTGCTCTGGTTCTGGACGATCGCACCTTCGCGGTTGATGTCCTTCATCGCCTGGTCGATCACCGAGCTGGTGTAGGGCGACATGTACGGGTCAAGATTGACGTCGGTGAAATTGCGCGACGCCGCCGAAGCGGCGGTCATCGCGGGCGCGTCAATCGTCGGTGCCTGAAAGCCTTGCAGAGTCCGCGCCGTGCCGTCGCTGATGTAGCTCTGCATGCCCGCCGCATCCTGGCCGAGCTGCAGCGCCTGATCGCGGTAGCCGTTCCAATCGGCCGTCGGACGGCTCGTCGGCGCCGGTGCCAGCGTCGAAGCCCACTGATCGATTTTGCCTTGTGCGTTCATCCACTGGTCTTTGACCCAGGGATCGATCTGCTGCGTGACCGTCTGGTTTTTACTGCCGCCGCCTGCCATCGCCCAATTCCTTCACGATAAGGGTCGCCACTTCTTCCGCCTCCGGATAGGCACCGAGCCATCCGCGCCGGCCAATCACCTCGAGCCGCTTCGCACCGATGGTTTCGCCCCAGCCCGCCACCAGGTCGCCGAGCATCCGCACCCCGTGCAGATCGCCGCCGGCCAGCACCACGCGCACGACGCGCATCTGCGGATAGTCCGCGACTTCGGTGACCATCGCCGCCTTGTCGCTCTGCCAGAACTGCATCTGCGCGGCGTCCAGCGCTTCGACGATGTCGTCTTTCGTGTGCGTGCCGCGCATGCGCTCGAGCGCCGGCGCCAGCCACGGCCAGCACCGCTCGAAGTCCGCCCGCGTCGCCATCAACGGATTGCCGGTGTGTTGTCGAGCGTCAGGCGCATCGCACCTAAGCGCCAGCGCGTCGGCGCGCCGTTCGAGGCGATCTCGACCTGCATTTCGCGGCCGCTCGCACGCAGGTCCACTTTCGCGGTGTTGCCGGTTACAGGGTAAGGGCCTTTCAAGCGCCACGGCGCGTTCTGGTGCATGCGCGTGTAGACCCGGAAATTCACACCGCCGATCAGCTGGTGGAAGTCGGGACGGATGCGCGTCAGGAACGCGATCGTCTCGCCTTCGCCGATGTCGAACGCGGCGCTGCGTACGAAGCACGAAAGCGGCTGCCCATCGGCGGTGTTGCCGCGCTCATGGAGGAAGACGGTGCTGCCGCCGGCGAGCAGAGGGTAGCCGACTGCGCCGCGATCAACACCGGCCGTGCGGTCGAAGGTGCCTGTCTGCCAGAAGCCGCCATCGTAATTGAAGGCGACGTAGCGGCTGATTTCGACGCCGTCGCGCGCATCCGGGTAGAACCACCACACTTCGCCGAACGCGCCGTTCGGCACCGCGAAAATCTTGTCTTGCTGGCTCGGCGCAATGTTGTCGAACATGTCGCGCTGGATGCCCGCGGGCAGAGGCTGCGGCGCGCCGCCCGCATAGGCGTAGAACTGCCCGTCCGGCGCCAGCCAGAACAGACGCCCCGCCGCCATGGCTGCCGCCTTGACGCCGATGCAGCCGATCTCCGCGACGAGTGGAAAGCTGTAGACGAGTCGGTCGGTGCGGTAGGGCATGCGGTAGAGCGCGCTCGTCGTCAGGATATAGTGCTCGCCGCGTCCCGCCACGCCCGCAATCACCATGCTGCCTTTGCCGAGATCGAATTCGCCCGCCTGGTTCTGCGCGGTCGGGGTCCACTGCTCGATATTGCCCTGGTGGCACCAGCGAACGCGCAGCGGCGACCAATCATCGGCGAAACCTTCCACGCCCCATGTGACGACGATGCGTTCAGGCGCGATGAAAAAGCCGTTGATCCGCGTCGGCGCATTCGGCACGAGCGTCGCACGCGTGTTCGGCGTCGTCGGGTCCCAACGGTACAATCCGCCGCCGCGCGGGCAGGCGATCAGCTGGCGGCCCCAATTGTCCATGAGCCAGGTGCGCGGGAAAAACTCCGCGCTGCTCGCCTGGCCGTAGCCGCCGATGCCGAACGCGCCGGTGCCGTAGCCGCTGCCGCCGGTCCCGTCGATCTGGCCAGGATTGAGAAGATATTGCACCGTCGGCGTGCCGCCGCCTGTGGCGTTGCTGCTCGCCGCGGTCCCGTGCTCGATCGTGAAGGTGTTGAGCGCAACGGAGGTGACTGTGTATTCGCCCGCGATCGTGATGCCACCGACGGCCGTGCCGCCGCTGACGATGATGCGGCTGCCGACGAGCCGCCCGTGCGCATTGTGCGCGACGGTCACCGTCGTGCTGCTCGCCGTCGTGGTGAACGGGTTCGTCAGCGCGGGCGTGCTCTCGATCGGCGTGATGTCGATCAGCGCGCCGCCGGAGTAGACGTAGAGATGCGTGTGCGTGCCGATGCCGAGATGCAGATTGCCCGCATCGTCGCGGTAGGCGAAGACGCCGCGGCAGATCCCCTGATAGCCGGGCACGAAGGTTTCCCATCCGCCGATCGTCGTCGGATCGACGCCTTCGAAGCGCACCTTGTCCGCATCGATCCAGCCGCCTTCGGCCGCCAGCGCGCTTTCGTCCTTGACGATGCCCGGGCGGAATTTCGGTTTGATGACCGGCATGGTTCAGGCGCGCGGCCAATCGGCAATGATCGCCGCTTTGCGTTCGGCCGTGATCGACCCAACCGCCTGCAGCGCATCGAGCGCCGTTTGCGTGTCGGCATTGATGCTCGGATGCTCGACGCCTTCGCGCACGAGGTAGAGATAGTCCCAAACGCGCGCGAGCGTTGTCGTTTCGCGAGCCTTCGCGTGCGCGTATTCCCCGTCGGTGAACAGGCTCAGGAAGCGGCCGGGCGCAAGAACCTTGTAAACCGGCACGGCGGGCGGCGTCGTGAACAGCCCGTTCGCGTAAACGTCGCCGGGGCTTGCCGGTTGATCGGCGCCAAGCACAATGAGCGTACCCGGCCCGCTGTAATCGGAAATCTGGTCGAGCGTGATGACGTTCTGCACCACGCCGTCGAGGATAATTGCTGCGCGGATCATTGCTGCCCCCAATACCGAAGAATAAGCTGGCCGCGGCCGCCGCGACCGCCGTTTCCGCCCGCGCCGGAGCCGGTGCCGTTCGAGCCGCCACTTCCGCCGCCGCCCCCACCGCCGCCGCCGGGCGCGCCCCCATCCTGGCCTACGCCGCCCGCGCTCGATGCACCGCTCGCCACGCCGTCGCTACCTGCGCCGCTTGCGCCGCCCGTGCCGCCGAGGGCCAGTGCCCCTTCGGCCTGCGTCGAGACGCGGGCGGCGCTGCCGGCCGTCGCGGCGCTGTTCGTGGTGCCGGCGAGTCCGCCGCGCGTTTCGGGGCCGCTCAGGCTTCCGGCGGAGCCGGATCCGCCACCCCATGCGCCGCTCGAACTGGTGTTCGCATTGCCGCCACTGTTGGTGGATGTGCCGCTGATCAGCATATCCGTGCGCGCCGTCGTGTAGCTTCCGGCGCTGCTGGCCGAGCCGCCGGAAATGCCGCTACCAGCGCTGCGCGTGCCGCCGCTGCCCGCGCCGCCGCCGCCGCCGCCGGGAACGAGCAGCAGGTTCGTCGCGCCGCTGCGGAACACGGTGTTGCCGCCGTTGCTGCCTGCCGTCCCGTTGTTGCCAACGGACGCGCTGGTCGATTGCGCCGCGCCGCCGGTGCCCGGCGCGCCGCCGCTGCCGTCGATGTCGATGTTGTAGGTCGTGCCGGGCGTCACCAGAATTTTCACGCGGGCATAAGCTCCTGCGCCGCCGCCCGCCGCGCCTGAACCGCCGCCGGCGGTCGTGCCATCGCGCGCGCCCGAGCCGCCGCCGCCGCCGCCGCCGCCCGCACCCCAAGCTTCGATTTCAACTTCGAAAACGCCCGGCGGGCAAACCCATGTGCCCGAGCTTGTGAACAGCTGCGCGCGCGGCCGGAAAAGGTTGGCGAAGTTGGTGACGTTCGCATCAATCATGATCAGGTATCCACGTCGCTGTCGGTGGTCGCGCGGCCCGTTGTCGGGTCGTAGCTGTAGCTCTTCGTGCGGGTCGCGCCCTCGAAGGAGATCGCGCGCGTCTGCACCCGGCCGTTGCCGTCATAGGTCCAGGCCCAAGTGCGCGTCGTGCCGTCGAAGGTGTCGGTCATCGAGTTCTGTCTGCCGTTTCCGTCGTAGCCGCGCGCCGTGACAGCACCGCCCGGCTCGCCGTCGAGCGCTTGGTTGCGGCGGCGCTTCTGGCGCAACCATTCTGCATTGGTCCCCGCCGCATTCACGACAAGCGACCAGTCGTTGTCGCGGCCCGTGGTGCCAGGCAGCACCCCCGCGTTCGCGGTGAAGGCCAGTGCTTCGGCGAATGCGCGCGTGACGAGATCATTGGCGCCGATCGGCGCGCCCGCGTTCGTCATGCGCTGCCCGTTGAGATCGACCGCGGCCAGCGCCAGCGGCAGCAGGTTGGGCGGCGGCACGGCCAAGAAGAAATCCGCACTGTCGCACCACACGAACCAGGTGCGGCCCGCAGGGATCGCCACGCCCGCGCCCGCGCTCGTCTTGATCGTCGCGGTGAAGGCCGTCGTGTTGACGACGAGGTAGAACTTCTCGACGTTCGGCGCCGTCAGGGCGAAAGCCGCCGTCACGCCGCCGTTGGTGATCTTCAGCACCCGGCAGCGCGCTTGGTCGGCGATGCCGCTGCCGATCGTCAGCGTCTGGTCGCCCGTAACGCTGATCGTCGCAACACCGTCGAGCGAAACGTCGAGCAGGTCCGAACCGCCGGCGGCGTTCAGCTTGTTGCCCCAGGTGTTCGTGTTCTCGCCGGTCTGCTGTTTCGTCAGCCGGTTTCGCGAAGTGAATGAATCGGGCATGTCAGCTCACCACCGCGCCAAGGTTGAGACGAAGCCAGTTTGTGCCGTTGCTGACCGCAAGGCACGGGCCGCCGGTCGCATCGGGCACGTAGATCATCCAGCCGTCGAAGCGCGCCGCCGGCGGAAGATCGTTCTTGCTGTAGCTCGGCGTCTGCAGCGCGCGCTGCGCACCGATCGTGCGCTCGATCTCCAGCTGCAGCTCTTGGCGCAGCCGTTCGAGATCGTCCTGGTTCAGCATCAGAAATACTGCACGTCGGTCGTGCCGGTTTCGATCAGCGTGTCGAGCTCGCTGGTGAGCTGGGCAAAGGCATCGTCGCGCAGCACGCGCAGCGCCGCGGCCTTCTCGAAGTCGCGCAGCCAATTGCCAGCGACATTCATCGAGGCATGCAGACGGATCAGCGCCTCGCCTTCGCTCAGCCAGTCGTTGCTGTCGCCATCTGCCGTACCGAGCGACTCCAGCCGATACACCACGGCCGCGCGACCCGCGTAATTGCGGTCGGGGATCGGGTAAACGCGCAAGCGACGGTCGTAATGCGCCCAATCGGTCGGCATGCCGCGAACGCCGGGGCTCATCTGCCGCTCTTCGATCCACTCGAATTTGCGCCGCGCCATCGGCAGCGACCAGCCGCCGTCGATCAGCGACCAGCTATCGACCTTGATGAGATCGGTGATCGTTGTCGAAGCATACCACTCGGTCCCCGCGGTCACGTTGAGGTCGATGACTTTCTCGTTCCACGTGAAACGCGCGGTCTCGAAATGCTTGATGGCGGAGCGGATTTCACGATCGACGGCGATGAAGAAATCGGCATCGCTGCGGTCGAGCTCGTCCGCGATGCGCGCCTTCATCTCGCCAAGCGTGCTCATCGTTTTGCCTTTCGCGCCCGTTCGTCGCGCTTGCGTTCCGCATCACGCGCACGCCGTTGCTCTGGCGTGAGATCGAGCGGCTTGCGTCCGGGCTTTGCTTTCGGCGGCACGGACGGTTGGGATAACCCCCCATCGATTTCCAACGCGGCTTGTGCATTGGGCGGCAAGGACGCTTCCGCCTGTTGGCGCCACAGCGCACGGCGGCGGCACGGGAGGGGATCGCTCCCCTCCCGGTTCGCCGCGGGTCCGAAGGTCTCGGCCCGCATCAGTTCGCCACCGTGTAGGCCACCATGACGTGCGCCGCGCCCGCGGTCGCCGCCGTGCCCGTCTGCGTGTAGCGAACAATCACTTGCGTATCCGACGGGTAGCGATAACCGAGGCCGGTCGAAAGTGCCGCTCGTTTGCCGCCGGTCGTGCCCGGCACCGTTTCCGTATTCGTCGCCAAGCGTTGCACGTTGCCGGAATCGCCAACCGTCAGCACGTTGGTTGTGGCCGCGTTGAAGGCAGTATCGATCGTGACGACCACGTCGACGATGCGCGCACCGGCAGGGACCATGCCAATGACGATGCCGGTCGTGCCGCCGATGCCCGGCGTGTTGAAAGCCACATCGGCGCGAATGTAGTGCACCTGGTCCATGTGGTAGTATTTCGGGACGTTGAGAGACATGTCCTTGATCCTTTCTGGTGAAGGCGAAAACGAAAACGGCGGGAGTTTCCTCCCGCCGCTCGATCAGCGTTACGGCGCTGCCGCCCAAGTGCTGAGCACGATGGTGCCGAAATCCTCGTTGTTGAAGCGGGTCTTCTTCATGCCGAGAACCGAACCCGCCGAAACGCCCAGCTGGTTGCCGTAGTCGAATTCCTCTTCGACCCAGCTCATCTGGTCGCCTTCGCCTGAACCGTTGCCGAACGCCACTGCAAGCGATTGCGCGCCGCACAGCACGGCGCGGCGGGTGTTCGCCACCGAAGCGTTCGCCGTCGATACGCCTTCCGGCAGGTAATCCCATTCATGCAGGACGCAGCCGTCATAGACGCCGATCGCGCCGGTGAAGATGGGATTGTCCCGCACCTTACCGCCGGCCAGAACAGCACGCTGGATGGAGCTCCAGCTGTTCTCGCCCGTCGCCTGCTTCAGCGTCCGCACCTGGAACGGATGCAGAAACACGACGAAGAACTCTTCGCCCTGATACATGATCGGACGGATGCGCGGCCGGGCCTGGGATTTGGCGCGGATTCGCAGGTCGGAGATCAAGTTGAGGGTGATCGTATTGCCGGAAGCGAGCGACTCGTCGTTCGCAACGCCGCCCGCGCGCATGATGCGGTTGGCAGAAGGGGCGATGGTGGCCTGCAGACCGGTGTATTTCACGTCGGTGATCGCCGTGTTCCCGGTCAGCTGGTTGGCCGCCATGATGTCCATGCGCTCTTTCCACCAGTCGCGAAGGCCGTTCTTCGCCTCGTTGCGATGGCTGAACAGCGTGCGCTGCTGGCTCATCTTGCCGCCTGTGCGCACCGCGTGACGCAGCTGGTCGATGCGCATCTTGTCGGTGAAGGTCGAAAGCGCTTCTTCGCGGCCTTCCAGCGTTTCGTCGCCGATCACGCCATCGCCGGTCAGGCGCGTACGCAGGGTGATTGTGACTTCGTCGCCTTCGCCCTTCTTCAGCTCGTTGATGCGCTGAAAGAGGGCGCTGTCACTGTCGCTCAGGAATTTCTTGAAGTAGGTGGCGTCGATCGCTTCGCCGAAAAGCTTCTTCCGCCAGGCTTTGACGGTTTCGGGATCGTTGATGCCATAGACCCGTTTGGCCATGGTCGTATCTCCTTGGGAATGATGGTGTTGCGGATTGCCGTCTGCACGGCGAGCCGCCCCCGTCACGCCAGGGCGATGCGAACGCTGATCTTTGCGGTGTCAGCGAAACCGTCTGCCGATGACGCCCGGCAGGGGCGAACGCGGGATTAAGGCTCCCGCGAGGCCTGCTCTTGACGCTCTCGTTAGGCGGCTTCGCCGAAATGCTTGCGGAATTCCTCATCGGACATCGCCGCAAGCTCTTCGGGCGTCTTGTTTGCGAGCGCGGCGACTGTGCTGTTCGGCGTAGCGCTCCCGCCAGCCTGGGACAGCGATGTCGCCGCAGCCCTACCGGCCATTTCCATCTCGGTCTTCTTCTGTGCCCCGGGCTGCGCCGCGGCCGCTTGGCCGCCGCCCGGCTTGTACCCTCGCATTTCCGCGATCTTCCGGAAGCGTTCGGCCGGGTTTGTGCCCTGCTTCATGGCGATGTCGGCGATGTAGAGTTCGTCGGCGATAGCCGCCTGCTTCGCCTGGTCTTCGCTCAGCCCATAGACCTGCATCAGCTCCTGCTGGCGATGCTGCATCAGCCAGTTGTGCACCTCGACATAGTCGGGGTTGGTCTGCACATAGGCGTTCATCTGGCTGCGATAGCCACCGATGAAGGCCTGCATCTTCTGGTCCTTGGCGGCCTGCTCTTTGTCCGCCTTGACCGTGCCGCCCACTTCGCCGAGCTGCTTCTCGAGTTGGCGAATCTTCCACTCGTTCCATGCTTGCGGCTCGAGCGCCTTGTCTGGCTCGGGATCCGCCGGCGCTTGGTCCTTCGCCGCGTCCGCCGGCTTCTGCAGCCCCGCCTTGAGCTGTGTAATTTCATCCCGCAGTTGTGCGAGATCGGCCTTCAGCTGCTTGTTCTCAAGCCGCGCTTCGTGCAGAGCCGCATGCGGCACGGTCTTGGACTCGGCGGCAGGCTCGCCCTTCGCGCCGTCGCTCTTGCCCTCGTCCGTCTTCGTCGCAGCGGTCGGGTCGGTCTTTGCCGCGTCGGCACCTTCCACTGAAGCAGCGCCTTCCGCTTGCGGTTCGCCGCCGCCGAGCAGACTTTCATCGCCGGTCTCGAAATACTTCTGCTCGGTCTCGGTCAGACCATGCTCGTTCGTCTTTTCGGTCATCGTCTTCCTCGTCAGTTCAGCAGCAGCAACAGCGCCACCGCTTCGTCATCGTCTCGTCGTCGTTTGCCCGATCCGAGCTGGTCGCGCGCGACATATTCCGGTTCAGGCTCCGGCGGCAGGTCGTAGGGTACGCCGGTGATCCATACGCCCTGGAGCTGTAGCAGCGTGAAGCCTGCGCTCGGCGGCGGTGCGCTCGGAGCGCCGCCGGGCCAGACGCCCTGCAGCCAGAGAAGATCGAGCGACAAGGGCTCAGACCGTGTCGACTTCCACGATCGGCTCGGCCGCGGGATCGCTCGTCAGGTTCTGTTCGAAAAAGAGCGTCGTATCGTTCGCACGGTAGATTTGCAGCTTGCCGCTGTTCACCCGCACGCGATTGGTCAGCTTCGATCCGGCGCCGAGCAGCGAGCGGGCGCCCAGCGTGTCGCCGTCGCTTGAGGCTTCGGCCGCGGCGAACGAACGCCGCAGTACGATGTCGGCCACCTTCGTTCCGGCGCCCGCCGATAGCGCCGCCGCCGAAAGACCGTCGGTCGCGAGCGAGAAGCCCGCCTTGTCTGTGAGCGAACGTGTCGACGCGCTCCACACCGCCGTCGCGATCTCGTCCGCCGCGCTTGTCGCCAGTGCGACACTGTCAAGCGCATTGCTGGTAAGGGCCGCAACCGTCACCTGGCCGCTCGCATTGCCGGTCGGGAGACCGCCGCTCGCTCCGGCATTGGCGTTCGGAAGTGCGGTCAACCCCAGCCGCACACCGTCGAGCAAATCCGCATTCGTCGTGCGCGCGAAGCGAGATACCGGCACCGCGTTCGTCGCCGTGAACAGCAGGCCGATGAAGTCGCCGTTCGTGTCCGCTTGGCTCAAATCGGCTCGATACTGCCCGCCGCCGATCTCAGCGATCGTCCCGGTGATCGCCGCCTGCGCCGCCCCATCGATGGCGCGCTGCGCCGTCACGGTTGCGCCCGTAATGGCCGCGCCGGTCGAGGCGTTGACGAGGCCGAAGAACACGCGCTGTCCCGCCGTGTTCTTTCGAAGCAGCAGCATCTCTTCTTCCTCCTGCGCCGCTGCAAGCGCGGCGATTGAAACCGGCGGCGGCGGGCCGCCGCCCGTGATCGGCCGCGCGCCGAATGGGCGCCGGCCGAATGGCTGGCGGCCGAACATGGCGTCAGCCCATCACGTTCGAAGGCCAGCCCGCACTCGTGTCGATCCCGTCCACCTCGGCGACGCTCTGCGCCGCATCAATCGCGGCATTCAGCGTCCACGCACGCACGCGAACGGCGGTGACGTAATCGCTTCCGGCTTTTCCGAATTGTGCCATCTCGGTCGCGGTCATCGGCACGAATGAGTTATCCGCGGCGCGCCACGCGAACCCCGCAGGCCATGTGAGAACGCCTTGAAGCGACAGTGCGGCTTCTGCCGCCTTGCTCGTGATATTGGCGATGCCCGTCACCCCAAAGCGATCGGCTCCAAGCTGATACTCTTTCCCGCCGA